NCAAGGATAATCAATAGCCGTCACTCGCAATCGCGGAAACCATAATTTAAGCTGATTATATAAACCGCCGCCTATGAGTGCGCCAGTAAACCAAATGCGCATTTTCTTTTCGACTTCAGCAATGAAATCAGTCGTGAAAAAAACATTATTAACAGCATTCATTCTTGGAAAAGTTAATTCAACGGTGACTATTGGATGAGCATTTTCAGCCGGTTCGATAATAAAATCGCTTCCGCCTTTATGAATTGAATCATGAGGTCGTTCATAATGAACCGTTAAGTCTGAAACTTCGAGCGTTGACTCAGCGCCGACGTCTCCGCCGGTCTGGTCGTTCATGGTCAGCGCCATTGTCGAAAATTTGACCCTGTTTCCTCTGTCGTGATATGTTATCGCGTCCATTTGCGCGGCCGCGTTGACTGAGGAATTGTCAGTCACCCGCCGGCCAATCATGCCCAAAGCGCCTTTCAGGATTCCGTCCGAAACTGTGAAATCAAGAGAAACCACTTTCGCCGAATCGACTTCGAATACTTTCGACAGCTTTTCTTCAGCATAACAACACATAAGCCCATAAACTTCGTCCGCCCATTGAAAAGTATGTTCATATACTCCGCTTCCTTGATTGCCTGGAACTCCGGCTATGCCGAATAATTGAGCGATTCCGATTCCCAGTCCGCCAGGACTATATCGCATTGAAAATTCAGGAGCGAAAGAAACCGGTTCGTGCGGCCCTAAATCACCTTCTCGAACGAAAGCAGTATCAGCTTCGGCAGCCGGGAGATAAGGCTGCGCCCTTGTCAATCCGCCGTCGGATTCGAGCAAGCAGCCATGACCCGCTCCAAGAGCGAGGGGAGTTCCCCAAGCCGTTGTCGCTCGCAAGCCGGCAGCCATTAAACGTCTTTCTGGAACAGTTGGAATTGCCATTTTATTTTCTCCTTATTAGATTTTTATTGATTCTTATTTCTTGCCGGCGACAGGTTCTTCTTTCGCCCATTTAGCAGCTTTGGTCTTAATCCAGGTTTCAACCGTCGAATTCGGATAATTGCCGGCAAGGTGTTCTTTTCCTTTCTCAAGCTTCGGCCCTTTGCGCGGAACTTGAGAATCTAAAAGCCAAATAAATTTCTTCGCCATATTCGCCTCCAATTCCTTCAAGCTGCGAATCAGCTTGGAGAAATATCTCTAATGTAATTCGCCGTAAAGACTAAAAGAGAAACCAAATAATTATCTAAATATTTGGCTATACTCGCTTCGCGGTCAAGAGTTAACAGCGGGTCAGTCGAAAGCCCTGTTATTGAAGCATGATTAATCAAGTCGACTTCAATCGTCTCCCTATTATTCATTGCTGTCTTCCATACAGCGCGCGGGTCACGTTTTGTTTTATAAGCAATCCATATGCTTATTGCTTCTTTGGGATTGCCAACATTTTCGGAAAAATAGGGATTGTCAGTCAGCACCGTTTCCATGCGAAAAGCCAAATCAATAACTGAAGTCGGAACTTCATCGAAATTAAAGACTTCGTCAGTTTGAACAAAATTCATAGCGACCATGCGCGCTTCGATTGCTTCGACAATATCTTCAATGTCGCCCATTTATCGTTCCAAAGTAATTTGACCTAAGACCCCCCGCCTTTCGGCTGCTTCAAGTGTTCCAGATTCGTCAAGGTCATAATGAATAGTCAAAGCGTCTCGCGCGCTCGCATATAGGCTTTGAGCTTCTTTATAATGAACCCACCATGAATCGTCTTCAGTTTTTGAGAAATCGAAAAATATCAATTCGAACGTCTTCATGATAATCAATTCCCGAATCTGCATTCCGTCAATTATCATAGCCGGCCGCCGGCCTTTATTCTTTATGTCACGCTTAACGAGTTTAAAGGCTTCCTGAATCTGTTTGTCATAATTCGATTGTTCGTCTGTCCAGATTTCGTCCGCCAGCTGCGGCCGATATTTCTTCAGGTCGTCGTCGATAACTGAGCATTTCAGCATATTCAAAACGACGTCGAATAGGAAGACTGCTTTATAGGTGACTGTGCTGATAACATATGAAACTTCAATAACTGCGTCTTGCCAAAGGGTGTCCGTGTAAGTCGTCGTTAACGAATAAGTCATTGTTCCGTTCGCGTCTATACTGACAGTCGCGTCTTCGACTTCTTTAGTGCCGTCCGGGTCTTTGACCGTTATAGTCGCAGAGGACGGGACGAGCTGCGACCCGCCCTCATAGACTTTTATTTCGATAGGAAAAGCGAGATTTTTAACGGCCTGGTCTTCTGTTAGAATCTCGACTTTAGCGCTCATTTTTTGCCGCTTTTAACTTCGTCCTTTTTCTCTTTCGTCTTTGTCTTCGCTTCTGCTTTCTTTTTGTCAGCCCAGTATTTGTCGGTTATATCCTTGCAGCCAAGCTTGACAAGGCGGTCGCGGTCTTGCGCGCTGCTGGTCGAACCTCGACCTTCAAAGAATTCCGCGGCGCAAAAATATCCGCTAAATCCAGCCTTCGGATGTTTCAGAATATAAATCTTCATAGTCCTTTACTCCTTTCCGTCTATGCTTAACTCAAAAGAGTTAAGGTTATAAAGCCGACTTTGTCAGAAAGACCCCATAAGTCACCGCACCGCCGGCAACGACGCCGACGTGACGAACATATTGAAAGTCTGTCTGAATGTAAACTTCGAACTGACCAGTTCCGTCCATAACAGCACCATCAGCGGGGTCAAGGAAATTTGAACCGGGAATGTCATAAAAAGTCGAATTATCAGATGAACCTTGAAGCTTCAAGGTCAGAGTTCCAGCGTTCGCCGTGATTGTGCAGATTCCACGAACAAGAGTCGTTCCGCCGCTTCCGACGTCAATCGCCGTTCCGTTTTCGCTTCCAATAGCTTGAGCAGCTTGCGCTCTAAGTTCGCCCAGTAAATCATAAATAACTTTTTTTCCTGCCATTTTATTTTCTCCTTATGAGACGGAAGCAGTCACGCCTTTTAGCCGTGCAGCGCAGCGAGGATGAAACATTGCGATTCCCATATACCATTCAATTCGAGCGCGAAGGACTGGCTTAGTGTCGATTTCGCCCAGGTCGTAAGCGTCAAGCGGGTCGCTCTGGATTCCGCAAATATATTCGTCGACTCCATATTTGACAGCATAACAAGAAGCGGTCACATCGGAGTTTCCTTGAGTTTCGTCAAAGGCCAGGATAACATTATCGGAATTATCCTTTTCGATAATCCGAATAGGAATATCAGCATAGGTTTTGATTGTCCTTCCGAAAGCGTCTTTTGCTTCAGATAGAATAGTCGAACTTTCAGCCAGGTTGAAAAGCTGCCTTCTGAATTTCTTTCCCATGAGAAGCGCGTCAGGAGTTCCGTCGACTGCGTCAATACATTGCTGAAGCAATGCGTGAGAAATAGCCGCGCCATTTGCGCCGGCTGTAATGACCTGGTTTCCGGTCAAGCGCTGATTTAATCCGTCAGGTTCTTTCGGGGTCGAACCTTCGTCACCGTCAAAGAATATCTTTGTAAAATACAAAGAAGCAGCTTTGACTTTCATTGCAATATCAGAAGCGCGCCTGTCTTCAAGGCTGCGTTCAGTCTTGATTAAGAACTTATCTGTGTCAGCGTCGCCGCCCATGATTTTGAGCGATTCGGTTTTAGGAAGAAGAACCCCAGTTCCTTCGTCGTAAGCTTCGTTGACTCCCCTGAATGCGATTCCGGGAAGCGCCGATTCCTGGTTATACTTGTAAGCATTTCCTTCAATGTCTTTGAAGGGAAGCTGTTCAAGAATAGGATTCGTCGAAGCAAATGTCTCGATAACTCCTTTTTTCAGCTGGTCAGTTTCAGTTTTCGCGTATTCAATAAGTGTCAATGCCATAGTTTTATCTCCTTATAAGATTTATTTTTTCTTTTTTGCGCGTTCCTTTAATCCAGCTGCGATTAACTCGCGCGGCTTCTTGCCTTCAGTCTCTTTTCCTAAGATTTTCTCTTTAAGTGTCGCCTTCTTGTTTTCTTCCGGTTCAAGTTCTTCTTCACCGAAAAATTCCGGCTTCATCTTTTTATAAGCCGCAACGGCTTCAGCTGCGCCGCTGACATTGAATTCATTATCGACTTTGATTTCTGATATGTCAATTAATTTATGAACGTCCGGGTCGATTGCTCCGGCTTTAATCGCTTCAGACTTGACAGCTGATAAGATTATTTGCTTCTTGAACTTCTCCTGAGTTTCTTTTAATTCGGACTTCGCCTTATCGGCGATTTTCTCGAATTCGCCTTTCTTTTCCAAATCCAGGTCTTCAGCGCTTTTGATTTTCTTTTCGATTTCAGCAAGCTTTAGGCGATATTCTTTTGCTTCAGCATTCGCCTTTCTTTTAGCTTCAAGAATTGCGGCGACGGCTGCTTTGTCACCGACAATAGATTTTAATTTTTCATCTTCTTCTTCTTCTTTCTTTTTCGCTTCAGCTTCTTCAGATTCCTTCTTCTTTTTTTCTTCTTCTTCCTTCTCTTTTTTAATTTTTTCTTCGGCGGCCGCAAGTTCGGCCTTTTGTTTTTCTAAGTCTTCTTGACTCATAGACATTCTTGTCTCCTTTTAAAAATTATCTTTTTCTTTTCTTCCGGCGCGCTCTTGCTCCGCGCTTTGCCAGCTGGCGAATCGTTATTCCCAAAGCCCAAGCCCTGAGTCCAACCGCGACGCGGCGACCGCGTTCTTCTCCAAAATGCCGCGCTGTATATCTGAATATTACTCTTGTCTTCTTTCCTCTCGCCCAGCGTTTGAGCGCAGCTGCGCGCTTGCCCTTGCCCTTTTTCCTTGCCATGTTATTTTCTCCTGATTATTTTTTTGCTCCTTTCTTAGAATGTTTTTTTCCTAAATAGCCTTTATAGGCTGATTCAGCTTTTTTCTTAGACTTAAAGCTGCACGGCCCTTTTCCTATGCGCCAGCGTTTCTTCTTTCCTGGACAACGAAGAACCGGCATTATTTATTGCTCCTTAGAAGTCCATAGAGAAGCAGCGGCAAAGCGAAGGCCATGCCCTTTAGAAAAGCCCATAAATCAAAACCCCTGACAACCAGGAAAGTTAAAACCATAATAATTAAATTAATCCCGAAATATCCGACTATAAGCCATAACCACCATTTCATTTCTTTCGTTTCCCTTCAAGCCGCTCTGATATTCTTGCGAATTTATCCCTGGCCTTTGTCGACTTGAATCGCTTCACTTTCCCGCCTTTGAATTTATAGCTTTTTTTTCCGAGTTTTTTTCCCATTTAATTTTCTCCTATAAAGGACAATTCCTTCTTTTTTTCTTGCCTTGTCTGTTTTGAAATCATTTCTGAAGCTTGTTAATGTTATTGAATTTCTTTTTTTATCAATGTCGATTTCGACTTCATGTCTTAATTCGCAATCGCAGCATATCATTCCGACGACCTCTGAATCTTTAATAATCCACGGTTCACCATTGATAAAAAGTTTAATCATTTCACCCTTCCCAAAATCTTCATTATTTCATCATCATAATATTTCTTCACTATGACCTTTAATCCAGTCGGAGTGATATTCATGAACTCTCGCTTCGGCTGCTTTCCAGTTCCGGTCGTATGAATATTAGCGAGCATATCGGTTTTCGCTCGCGTCGCGGCATAGCTTTTCGACTTTATAAAGACCTGGCCATGCGACGCGCTGAATATCCGCGTCTCAAGCGACCCCAGCATTCTTCCGCTTAATTTCAAATTTACTGTGCCGCCTTTACGCTTTGCATAATTAGCCGAATAAGGCTTGAACTTTGAACCTGAATAATCCTTTCCGGATAAAGTCTGCTTTCCGATTTTCGCCTTTACTGTTTCGCATATTCTTTGCATTGGCTTTTTGTCTTTCAGAAAGGCTTCGACCTGGCGGAACATATTGACCGTTTCATCCTTTCCAGTTACTTTAATCCCTTCGTCAGCCATGAAGCAATTTCTCCAAATATGGAATTACATCGTCAAGCGGCATTTCATAAACTTCCGTCGGCAATACTCCGACAGTTTCATTATATTCATCCATAAGATTTTTCAGCCGTTCTTCGTTCGGGTGAATATCGACCGTCTTTCCTATGTCTGTTTCAGGGTCGCCGCGCAGCTTTATTCTTTTCCCTATGGCCGGAAGCTCATCGAGCAAAGGAACAGGAACTAAAATGCAATGACAATTCGCTTTGCATATTCTTTTATTCGAACCGGGAAGACCATATTCCGACCGTCGCCATAAAGTCTTCGTCATAACCTTTCCCCTTGCCTTGACGCAAGTCGGACAGGGATTCGAGCTAAGAACGATATTAACAAGCTTCTCTCCTTTGGCCATTAAAGCCCAGCCGTGTAAGCCCTTATATGAATCCGATTAATAAGACCGGCCGCTTCGCGTTTCAGAATATTTCGCAAAGCATTCTTTTCCATATTCCAGGTCGATTCCGGGTCAGCGCGGATTTTTTTAATATCCTGAGAAGTCGACCCTAAAGTCCTTTCCTCTGCTATGAACAATTTCATTTTATCGACATATTGCTCCATAGCCAGCCGGCTTTTCAGCCGGAAGATTTCAAGCTGATTATTCTTTCGCGATTTCGGCATTTAAAGCTTTCCCCATTTTCGCGGCCTTAATCATTTCCGGAAATATATCGACTGCGACAAGTCTCAGGAATTTATTTATTTCTTTCCGGCTGTCCTTTCCGAATAGCTTCCTTTCCTTTAGCAGCATGAAGCGCATTCCGACCTTTTCGGCTGCGGAGTTTTCGAGCAGCTGCAATTCCCGGACGTGACTTCTTAAATTCATTTCTTTTAATCTGAAATCATATTTTCTTTAATCTCAAAGCGCCAGGTTTCTATCTGATTAATATAAATTCTTGTTTCATATTTTTCTTCTTCTGACCATTTGACTTCAAGCGCCATATAATAAAGTCCTGGTAATTGCGCGGTGTCTGAAGGAAGCAAAGTTATTCTGCAATAGCCAAGCCCAGGAACGTCGCGTTCAATTCCGTCTTCATGAGTTTTCGAAATAAGCAGTTCGCCGCGCGGATGAGTTTTCACCTGGAACTTTACATATTCAGCGTCGGCCAGGTTTTCGACAGGGTCGCCGTTTTTATCTTTTATCAAGAAATCTTGTTCGGAAGTATTGCCTGTCAATACAATCCAGCGCGTCATTTTAAAACCCCCTCAATCCGTAATTTCCGTTCAAGCCAGGCTTCAATTTCCAGCACTTCTTCAATCGTTGCTTCATATTCTTTTTCTTCGACAAGAATCGCTTCGACTATTAACTTCAATTCCAGGAAAGCTTCAACGTCTAAAGCCTTCTCAAGCCAGGCTTCAGCAAAAGCAATAGCTTCGACGACTTCTTCTAAAACTCTCGCGAATCCTTTGGTTACAATCGCTTGAGCGCGGCCGAAGCCTTTCAGTATCATACTCTTTTCCTTTCAAAGACGTTTTCAGAAGCCGGAGCGCCGGCTGCGTCAAACAGATTAAAGCGCATGATTTCAGTCACGTTATCGGCTTTATAAAATATCATTTGGTTATTCGAAATTTCCCAGCGGCCGGATTCAATCTCTTTCAATAAATCAAGCGTGACCAGGACGGAAGCGACGTCAATCTGAAGGCTTTCAACGTCAGATTTCACCGTCGGAATATCATCGCATTTCGAATCGACAGAATCGACCGTTTCGCGCATTGCGTCAATGCTCATTGTTTCAGCCGTTATCGAATCAGAAGTCCCGCTGGTAACTTTAAAGAAGACAATATATTCGCCGGCTTCAAGTGAAGAAACGTCAATCGCCTTTCCATAGAAACCGGTTTCTGTTTGCTGCTTTTCAAGAGCGACCGTTCCGGCTGAAGACAGGCTTCCGTCGACCTGAGAAACTTTATAAATAAAAACATTTGCGCTGTCAGGGTCGACCGGTGCGCCGTTATCATCAGTTATCGCAACGGCAAAAAAGACATATTTGAAGCCAGGCTTTATCTGTGTTATCAAACTCTCTCTCCTATTTCCAAATTATCAAATTGACCCCAGTAAGTCGGAGTCGCAGAAAGACCAGCCAGGCCAGCATAGCCTTGAGCATGAGCGTGTGAAGTGTCTTCAATGGCCAACACTAATTCCCATGCACCGTTAATCCATTCCTCAACCGACAGCTGCCAATCGTCAATTCTGAACCGCGTCTTCTCATAAATGTTATAAATATGATTTCCATAGGCGAAAGCAAGCTGCGTCGGGACTCCATTATTCACGCGCCATACATAATAAAGCCTGGGATTATAAGCGCGGCAATCCAGCCTGTAACAATCATCAGCGGTCGCGTCAGAACGAAGGACTGCACCAGCGCGGCAATTCGCCGATTGAGCATAAAGTTTCAAGTCAAATATAACTTCAGAATTTACGAAATCAGAGCGGCCATTATAAAGACAATATTTAATCCCCATTAATTGAAGGCGATAAGAGCCGCCGTCCTCAATGACAGCCAGGCCGCCAGCGCCGAATATATCAAAATCTGATTTTGCCATTGTTACCATCCTCCATTTTCGAAGTCTTCGTTAAATATATTTGCAAAGACGTTTTCGATGAACCAATTACTTTCGAAATCATCAGAAAATACAGATGAAAAAGTATTGTCCTGAAACCAGCCAGTTTCGAAATTATCTTCAAGCCATGAAACAAAAAAATTTTGAGCAAACCAGCCTGACTCAAAGTCGTCAAGAAACCGGCTGATAATTTCGCGCGCGCGGATAAGAAGCCCAAGATTAAGTCTCATTTAATCCAGCCAATTTTATTTTTGAAAATATACATATATTTTGTTCCGGCTTTAGGAAAGCGCATTCGGAAGAAAGCGAAAATCCAGCGGCCAAATAAAGCAAATAAGAAATATTGCCTTATCGAAACATGAATCTTTATGTTCGCCATTATCGCCTTCCCATTGACCGCCGGCCGAAGTTAATAACGCGCCGGCCAAAGCAGTTCGTTTTATTCCGGCGACGAAAAGAGCGTTCCCGATTTATTCCTTTTTGCCTTTTCATTCTTTTCCTTTTTAACTGGCTTGCAATAAGACGCGCAAGCTTGACAAAAGATTCTTATTTCCTCTGTCTTCGGATTAACAAAGACGGCCAGCTTTGCGCCATGACAGCTTGACTTATGTTTCCCATATTTCACTTTCGCAACGGCTTCTTTAATTGTCAGCCTGGGAATTTTGCCTTCTTTCGGCGGACTCAATATTTTCCTTTTTCTCATTCTTCACCTTGCCCTTGCTGACCGGCTTCAATGCTTCCTTCTTCTGTGCGCTGCGGAGTGCCTTCAGGTTTCGTTCCCAGGATTGCGTTAATGGCTGCGTCCAGCGCCGGGACGTCTTCTTTCGCCTTTGCAATCTTCTCAAGGTTTTCAAGTAAAGTCTTTTCAGCTTCCTTTTCGTCCTTAATGTCAGGATTATATTTCATATAAAACTGGCCAGGAGAAATGATTCCTGTATTGAGTCGCTTCACGTCCAGACGGAGTTCATCTTCCGGGTCTTCAGGGAAAGTTATCTCGCCGAAATCAATACTGAATTCCGCCTGTTCAGGAATAGGCTTAAATTTCCAAGCGTTATTGACAATTCGAGTCACCTTGAACAGCTGGCCTTCATAGCTGCGATAGAGCGGAAGCTGGTCTTGTCGGATTTCAAGAAGCGGAGCATTCCGAATCTTGAGCGCGCGGCCTGACATTTCAGAAACCGACAGCGTCCATTGGTCAGCCGATATTCCATAATTATTTATCAATGAGTTAACCTGATAGATAAGCGCTTCTTTTAGCTGGTTAATATTGGCTTGTAAATCAAGAGTTCCAATGCTCGCGTTTTCGCCCTTCGCTTGGAAGACTGTCAGCGGGTCTAAGACCTGTTTCTGCGGGACGTCGACTTCGTCACCGATTATATAAATCTGCTTATGAGAAGCGGACTTGAAATAATAATCGAACTGAGTCATTTTGACCCCGGTCAAGACAGCGCCATTGTAAAGGTCGCGGCCTGTATGCTGGTCAAAGAAAGCGTCGTCAGGAGATTGTCTATGGAAGACAACGAATGGAATAATGAACTTTCCTTCAGCGTCTTTATATGGCGAAGGCGCTTCTTCTCCGTCATAGATAACTCTCTGAAGTTTGAAGTCTTTGCCGAAGACATAATAATCCCCTTCAATATCCCAGTAATGATATTCGATTGAATCGTCGCCCAGCGTATTCTTCAAGGTGACTTGATAAATGATTGCGTCAGCCTGAGTCGGGTCGTCTTCATTCTGAATAACTGTGCAAATATTCGGGGTGATAATGTCATAAACGATTCGGCCATAGCGAACTCCGACTTTGATTAGACATTCATTCAGAAGGTTCGTATAGCGATTGACCTTCTTCATGATAACGTCCATTAAGGTTTCTTCTTTAATATCTGAATAGCGCTCTGATTCGACGCTCAAGGTGCGCTGCGGTTCGACCTTGTAAATGGTCGATATTTCATTAATGACTCGCTTCAAGATATTCTGCGATTGGTTAACATGGAGATACATTCGTTCATAATTAGCGGGATGATAGAGGTCAGAAAGTTTCTCTTTTATGATTTCTTCATAGTCGTCGCTGTATAGGTCAAGCTTCTCTTGAGCTTCATTTATGCGTTCTTCTTCGGCATACCATTTCGCTTTTAAGAAAGATTGTCTGATTGCTTCTTCTGCGTTTTGCGGCATTTATAACGCTCCTATTTTGGATTTCCTCAAAGGGAAGCGATTGACGACATAATACTCAAAAGCCTTGATTATATGAGTCGCCCAGTTTTCTTCATATCCGTCGGAAACGACAACCCCCTGGTCGTCTGTCGGGTGTTTGTAATTGGCCAGGCATTCGAGAAATCGGACGCACTTCTTATCGACCCGAATATTCTTCATTATCCGCTGCGTCGCTTGAATGCTGTCTGTGATTCTAACCCCATGTTTATAACGAATAAGAATATCTTCTTCAGAAAGCCAGGAAACCCAAGATTTCATGTTCACTTCTCTCGACTTCCCGGCCGGGTCGCCATAGTGAATAATCTCCTTCGGCTTCAAGCGAATGTCTCTCATTCCTCGAACCTTGTATGGCTTCTCTTTGATAACTCTCGCAAAGAATGGCGGAGTTTTCTCTGAAGCTTCAAGCTCGTCGATTATATGAATCCAGGGGAATTCAGAATCGGGATTCGGAAGCTCTTGAATCCATACAATCGCAGTCGGCGCTCCTGTTCCAAAATCCCAGCCGCAATAGAGCGGAAGAACTGAATCATAAGGAACATTGCCGACCTGAGTATTGAAGTCAAACATATGATAAATTTGTCCTGAGATTGATTTCTCATAACTAATATCAAGTTCCCTGGCTATTTGGTCAGGAGTCATATTCGAGCATTGCTGTTTATACCAAAGATTATTTCTGAGCGGGTGAAGCTTCCAATGAAATGAGCGTTTCCTGAATGTCGTTTCCTTGTCGAACTTGATTCTTGGGAAGCAGCCGCCGCGTCCGAAGGGTGTCGAGTTCATATATGTTCCAGTCTTGCAAGCTTGAATGATAGAGGAAAAGACTGATTCTGATTTAGGAATAAGCGCAGCTTCGTCCATAAGAGCGCGCCTGAAAGTTCCTGAACGGCCAGCGTTCGGATTGGCTGACTCTCCTATGATAAACGAATTCGTCAAGGGATTCTTAATCTTCAAGAAGCTGAACTCAAGCGGCATTTTCAAGAATGAAGGCAGCCGTTCCCATACGAATCGAATCCTTCCCATTAAAGAGTTCGGAGTCGAGACTGAACCGCCGTCGTCGACCAAGAATTCCTTCCGGCTTGTTATGAAGTTCGCCCAGTTCATCCGGAATATTATGTCATACAGAAACAGAATCATATAAGCCCAGCTGACCAGCATTTGTCTTGACTTCTCGCAATGCTCATTATGAGGAATATAATTCTGTCTGAAGAAGTCTATCAGATAGGGATAACCAGGGAACAGCTTGACCTCATTCGTCTCAACGTCAATCGTCTTGCAATGCTTCGTTGCGAATCTGATAAGACCGTCCGCGTCTTGCTCGCAGCGCTCGAATTCGTTAATACAAGCGTTCTTATCGGCGCGGTCAATCTGAATTAAATCCATTTAAGAATCCATGAAATAACCGTAATTAAGCCTATGACAGCGAGCGCTTCTATGGCCAGGAATAAGAAAAAATAGCCCTCTGAGTCGTCAGCTGACAGCTTGCCTTTAGGCTTGAGCATAAGCGGCCGCCTTTCGCAGTTAAGCGGCGGATAATAGATTTCTCGCCATATTGATTTCTTCATTTCAAAGCCTTCCTTTCAGGAAACATGGCCAATAAATGAGGACAAATGAATTCGCTGTTTTTTCCATATCGCCAGGCTTGATTCTTCTGCTTTCGTTTCTTTCTTTCTTCATGACGTCTCTTTTTCATGGCTTGCCGCAGAAGAAGGCTTCTTTTGTTCTTTTTTTTCTTTCTCATGTTTCTCCTTTTTCTTCAATTCTTGCCTTGCTCTAAATATGTCTTCAGCGGTGACTTCTATTCCGACCGTCCCGAATAGCTTCGAATGCTGAATGCTTTTCCAGTTCTTCGGGTCGCGATTGGCCAAAAAGAAGACTTGCGCTGCGACATTCGGCGCAAATTTTTTCTTGATTGTCCTAACTAAAACAGAATCAGAAATTCCTTTAGGAGTTTTAATCGCTTCATAATGGACTTCAGTTCTGTCGACTAATCCCGCAGCTGTTTTGAATAACGCTCCTTCAATAACTTGAATCTGAGCTTCTTTTGCTTTTTTAATAAGGGCGGAAAACGCGGAATTGTTATTGATTCGCTCTCTCAAAGTGTCATAACAAATACCAGCTGCTTTAGCTGCCTTTTTATAAGAAGCTCCTTTTTCGATAGAAGAAATAATAGCGTCTTCCCTTTTTTTATTCCATACTGTTTTTCTTCCCATTTTTGCCATTTTGCTAAAACCGAATAAAACCGTTATTTTCAGGAAAAAGCCTAATTATCGTTTTTATGTATTTTCTCAAAGCTCTAATTGTCTTTTTTTTCTTAAAAAATCGTTTTCTATACATTAATCCCTTAATAAATATTAAAAGAATAATTATTCAATAAAAGAAAGAGAGAGAGAAGCCAGGAAGCGGCCGGCGCAGAACGATTTCGTTGTCCTTCAGGTCGACTGCCCTTATGCCGCTGAAGGCTGGAATAAGAAATTAATTTTTGTCCGCGCATTGACCGCATTCCTGGCCAATAAAGGAGAAACAAACAAAAAGAGGAATACTATGAAAAGCCTTGTATTATTCGCTCTTTTCTTTCTCTTTCTTTCCAACAAGCTCAGTTAAGTCGACCGACTTTTTCAAAGCTTCTTGCTGTTTAATCCAATCGACGATTCCTTGAATATTCTGCGCATTCATTTTGACTTGATTCGCTTGGCCGCTTGCCTGAATCCAGGAATTAACCTGAATCACTCTAATAATACTAAATAAAATAATTAATATTAAAAGAACAAAAACAATCAAGTCCTTAATATTCAAGGAAACCTGAATCTGTCCTTTCATGGCGCTCCTTAACTTGGAACGGTTGTATAGGTGTAAATATACTGTGTGTTTCCGCCGATGTCGATTTTAACATAGCCGTCTGGAACTGTATAAGCCGCTGGATTCGTATAGCCGGCATTATATCCGGCTGCGTTCGTTCCGTCAGTCGATTCAAAATCAAAAGCGTTTGTCAAAGTGCCATTGAAGGAAAGTCCGTTTGTCCAGCTTCCCGCGTTCGAATCAACGAAAATCGCATACTCTCTTGTCTGAGCGTAATTCGTTGTCGTCAGGTTAATTCCATAATTCGTTCCGGTGTTCGATTGCGAATTGCATTGGATAAACAAGCCCATATGGTCAGTATTTACAGTTCCGCTTTGGTCATAAATCAGCCATAGTGAACGAATGCTGGATGAGGAAGTTCCGCTCCGCGATTCTGAGGAAAAATACGCTGAAACGACGTCGCCGGTTGTGCTTCGATTCGACGCGACGATTTCCATTCCCCGCATATGGCCAACACCGACCCCGCTGTCAGCTGTGTTTCTAATTGAGGTCTTAATGGCCATGTCAGGAGAACCACCCCAGGACGTTATCGCTGTGTCACGTTCAGCATAAATGTTAATTACACCCTGGCGCGCTTCGTCGACGTTTTGCCATGTAATATCGAAGACCAAAACTGATTCATTTTCAGAAGCATTATCAACAATTTTCGTAATTTCAAGTTCGCCTTCGTCGTTCGCGACAATGTCGGTATACATATTGTTATCATAGGCCAGGCGCAGCTTGTTATTTGTTCCCCAGGACTGGATTCTGTTGTCGGTCGAGAAGATTCCGTCATTATCCCAAAAACGGTTCGAAGCGAAAAGGAAATGATAACCGACGGCTGAAAGGACTCCTGTCAATAGGAAAATTCCTATTAACGTCAAGATGAGTTTTTTCTTCATGTTACTTTACTCCTTTTTTTAGCGTTAATTTATATAAAAGCCTTCCTGGCCATTATGTTCTTTTGAATTTAAGATTATCCCATAAATCGAACAATTTTGTAAGCCTTCCGTCCATTTGCTTATGTTCTTTTTCATTTTCTTTTTGAGACATTTTTATTGTCGTCTCTATTTCCGCTAATTTTTTCATATGGTCTTTGCAGACTTGAGCGTTGCCTGGTTTTGAATTTGGATTCTTTTTGTCAGAATTGCGGCGATTGTATTCCGGCTTGCCATATTTGACCTTTCTGAACCAAGGAATAATTAAAAACTTTATTAAGAGAAATATCGTTATTCCTATGACCCCTTCTGAACCTATCCCCTTAATTCCCAGCGCGTCAAGGCCAGTCATTATTCGATTCCTCTGCAATCAGCCAGTTCACGCTTCAGCTGTTCATTTTCATTCAGCGCTTTCCAAGTCCGGTCGATAAAGCCTTGAGTGACCTCATAATTGCCGTTCTCAAGCTGTTGAATAATCAGCGCTTCGCCGACGGTAATAAGTTCGACTTTAGGATGACAGCTTGCCAATAGCAGAATTAAGCTTATCAACGTCGCCGTCACGCAAAGCCTTAATAAACTCGTTTTTGTCTTTGACATTTTTCGCCTTCTTTGAAGATTTGATTATTCCCTTGATTAAGGGAATTAATTGAACGATGATTTTTAATGCGTCTTTCATTTTTTTCTTTCCCTTAGAATAATTAAAATCACAACGATAATGCTCAAGCCAATAATTACGGCTATTCCGATTTTAAAGATATTGGCCAGTTCTGCGAATCCTTCCATTTTTATTCACTTATCGGCCAGTCGACCGGTTCTTTGAAGGGGTCAATGATTTTATAAGATTCGCCGCGATAATTCCAGGGACGCATTTTGACAAAAGCATTATATTTTATTGCGTCTTCGCGAGTGTTTGTTTTTGACCCGCCGCCGGAAGCGCCAACAGCCAAATATTCATCAAAACACATTTCGACATGAATCGCTTTTCCAGACTTGAACCAAAAGATAAGACGGCCAGGGAAAGGCTTGTCTTCTTTTTTGTCTTTATGGCGCAAATATAA